TCGACCGGGTTCGTCACGTTCACGGAATCCGACATGTGGAAACGGGTCGCCGAAGTTCTCCCGCCCGGAGCTCACCTCGCCGTCCCGGGATCCCTCGAGTCTCACACTCCCGCGTCGCTCGCCGCCCGGGTCGTCCCGGGCGGAGTCGGACAAGGAGAACTCCTCGCGTGGACCGGTCTCGTCCGCTCGGCGATCCTCGCCGGAGAGGTACGACATCTCGGAGAGCTCGCACTCTCAGAACACGTCCAGAGAGCCGTCCCGTACACGACCCGCGCCGGGATGGGTCTCTCGTCCGATGCGAGTCCCGGACCGATCGAGCTCGCCCGATGCGTCGTATGGGCCGTCGGTCTCGCTCGTCGACCTCGCCGGACGGTCCGCCCGGCGATCGGCGGAGCTCGCCGACGCGCCTGATCGCTCTCCCTCTCTCTCTCCGTCCGATCCACGCGAACACGCTCGAAGTCATGAGAGACTCCCGGCGTGGGAATCTTCCGCCGAACGACCTCGGCGACCGGACGCCGGACCGAAGCCGCGATGATCTCGACGGCGACGACCGAACTCCTCGCCTCGTCGTCGTGGTCCGCCGGCCGGGACCGGGCGATGTCGATCCCGACGATCTCCCGAGCTCGGGACCTCCTCGCCGGTCTCGTCGCTACGACCTCGTGGGACCATCTCGAGGAGACGTGGACGACGTCCGGAAGGACCGAGACGATCCTCCCTCCCGATCCGTGGATGGAACGACCCGACCCGGACGTATCCCGCGCTCACATCCTCGCATGGACCGTCGACGATCTCATGATGACCGGACGCGCCGTATGGCAGACAACAGCGCGATACGCCGACGGTCGACCTCGGTCGTTCCGATGGATCCCGTCCGCCGTCGTCGACGTGATCTCCCCGATGATCGTCGGGAACTACCCGGTCGGAGGTCTCGACGAGCTACGCATCTCCGGCCGGGCCGTCGACCCGAACGATTACATCCCGTTCTGGAGTTCCCAGTCTCCGCTCCTCGAGATCGGGTCGCGGGCGATCACGACCGCGGAACGTCTCGACCGGAGCTCGGAAAGGTTCGCGACGAACCCGATCGCCGCCGGCTACCTCCGACAGACTTCCGGCGAACCTCTCGGGTCGGAGGAACTCGACGAGCTCGCTCACGCCTGGGTGACGATGCGCGACGAGCTCGCCGTCGCCGCTCTCGGCGAGGGAATCGAGTTCGTGGAGTCGTCGATCGACCCGTCGAGGCTCCAATCGGTCGAGTCGCGACAGCATCAAGCGCTAGAACTCGCCCGCGTCGCGAACATCTCACCGTTCTTGGTCGGCGCTCCGTCCGGGTCCTCGATGACATACCAGAACTCCGCGATGGCTCGATCGCAACTCGCTCAGGATGCGCTCCCGATCCTCGCCGTGATCGAAGAGACCCTCTCCGATCGTGAGCTCCCCAGAGGTCGCCGGATCCGTTTCTCCCGGGACGACCTCGCCGCCGCGACAGGCTCAACACAACCTCAGGAGGATTCGTGAGGATCACACTCTCCGCCCCGGTCGAACTCGTCGAGCTCGCCGAACAAGACGGCCCAACCCGAACCATTCAAGGTCTCGCGGTCCCGTGGAACGTCGACGCGTTCGCGTCGACCGGACCGGTCCGATTCCTCCCCGGGTCGCTCCCCGTCGACGGACCCGCCCCGAAACTCCTCCGGCATCACGACCCGTCCTCGCCGATCGGCGTCGTTACGGAACGCGTCGAGGTCGATAACGGCATGATGTTCTCCGCTCGGATCTCCGAGACCGCCGCCGGTAACGAAGCGCTCACGCTCGCCGCTGACGGAGTCATCGACGCCGTCTCCGTCGGCGTCGAACTCGAGGAATGGACGGTCGACGCCGGAGTGACCGTCGTGTCCCGAGGAGCCTGGCGAGAACTTTCCCTCGTCCCGTGGGGAGCGTTCTCCGAGGCTCGAGTCCTCGACGTCGCCGCCTCCGAACCCGAATCCGAACCCGCTCCGGAAACGGAGCCCGATCCCGAACCCGAAACAGACCCCGAGGAGCTCACCATGTCCGAGACCGCACCGAACCCGATCACCGCCGAGCTCGCCCCGCCGAGCATCGGCCGGACCGTCCTCGCGATGATGCGCGGAGAACGTCCGCACGTCTCCGCCGCGACCGGGACCGTCTCCGACGTCCCTGGTGTCGTCCCGATGCCGCTCGTCGGCGAAGTCTGGACGACGATGACCGCCGCCCGGCCGATCATCGCCGAGTTCGGAACGTCGAGCATGCCGACCGGCGATCCGTTCTACGCGCGGAAGATCACCCAGCACACCAGCGTCGCGATCCAAGCCGCAGAACATGACACGCTCGCATCGCAAGCGTTCCAGGTGTCCCGGATCACGGTCGACAAGGTGACCCTCGGCGGGTTCCTCGACGTGAGCGAGCAGGAGATCGCGAACGCTTCGGACGACGTCATCTCGGCGATCGTCGCCGACATGGCCCGGGCGTACGCTCTCGCGTCGGAACGTTGGTTCGGCGACACGATCCTGTTCGGGAACGCAGGGACCGCGACGGCGACCGTGACCGACTGGAAAGACGGCGACGACGTCGTGACGACCCTCGCCGCCGCCGCCGCAGAGATCAAGTCGACGTTCGGCGAACTCCCGACGCATCTCATCATCAAGTCGGCGACCTGGGCCGAGCTCGTCGCGGCGAAAGACTCGGGTGGCAACCGGACGTTCCCGTACCTGGCACCGTCGAACGCGTCCGGGACGACCTCCGGCGTGACGTCGCTCGCCGGGAACCCGCTCGGACTCCGGATGATCGTCTCAGACGACTGGGACATCACGCTCGGCACCTCCAACGCGATGATCCTCTCGCCGAGGAGCGTGAGACTGTTCGAGGACCTCCGAGGAGCTCTCCGAGTCGAGCAGCCGGCGACGCTCTCCACGCGTCTCGCCTATCGCGGCTACGTCGCCGCCGCCGACTACGACATCGTTCAAGGCGTCCTCCTCGTCTGATGGCGTCGATCCTGTCCGTCTCCGTGACCGACGAGGTCGCGACGCTCGTCCTCGACGACGCGTCCGACCTCGTCATCGGCGAACGCGTCCACATCGCCGGGACGTCGCCGTTCATCGGGACGAACAGGGTCGACGGGTCGCATCTCCTCACCGGAGTCGACCTCGCCGCCGACGAAGTCACGATCGACGCTCCGACCGTCGACGACCTCGCCTCGACACTCACGCCGGGCGCCGTCCTTTCCGAGGTCATCACATGGTCGACCGTCGAAGACCTCGAGATCTTTCTCGGGACCGGGACCCTTGCCGGAGACGAACTCACATTCGCCGAATCTTGTACCGACGCCGCGAACCATTGGTGTTACCACCGTCGCCGGTCGTCCGGATATCACGATTCGCCGATTTCCTCGCCCGAACCGAACGTGACCTTGGGAGCGACGATCCTCGCCGGGAGCTACTTCCGGGAACGTGGAGCGCTTGACAGCATCCCGTCGTTCCAAGGGTTCCCGATGCCGACTCCGGTCGCGGGAAGCCTCGGACAAGTCCTCCGACTTCTCCGATGCAACAAACCGAGGATCGCATGACCGCGATCGGCGACGCCTACCTCGATGTCGTTTCGACGCTCACGTCGGCCGGGTTCACGGTCGCCGAGTCGTCCGCCGCGATCCGTCCTCCGTGCGTCGTCGTCGACCCTCCGGACATCTCGACGATCTCCGCGACGCTCGTCGAGCTCACGTTCCCGGTCTCGCCGGTCGTCGCTCCCCCGGGAGACCGACGAGCTCTCGACGAGCTCCTCGACGCCGTCGACACGATCGCAGGACTGTTCCCGATCTCCTCGTCGACGGCCGCGATCTACACGGCCGGACCGCAGGACCTCCCCAGCTACCGCCTCACCGTCCCGATGACGATCCGGCGTGTTGATCCTTTACCGCCGCCGTTCGATCCGTTGGATCTGAACCCGTCGCTATGGGTCGACCCGTCCGACACGTCGACGATTACCGAGGTAGCGGGGAAAGTTTCTCAACTCGACGACAAGTCTGGGAACGGCAACCATCTCACACAGCCGACCGCAGCGCTTCAACCGACGACC